CCGTACTACATTCCCTATAATGTGTATAGATTGTGGACTGTCAAATTAATTCTCATTTATTTTACCTATATATGCATCTTTTTTTCGACCGATGCTGACCGCTGCCGACCTCTGGCATCTTCCTAACGCATATGATTAGCTTACTAACGTAGCCATAGCGTAGCCATAAAACTAGTGCACATATATATAGCGAAATCCACTGACGGCATTTTTGGAGCGCACGAGGGTCAGCATACCTGTAGCCAAGTCGGAAGCCATACAGAGCCTCTCAGGTGCCCTGTAGGCACCCCCTTTTAAGTAGATGCGCTAATGCTGAGAAGCACAGAGAAGCAAAGCTTCTCTTATAAGCAGCAGACAGCTGCGCTTATCTTAGAATACTGACATAAGACTTCCTTATCCTATTGCCATATCCCCGTAGCTATTACGAACACTCCTTAAGGAGTACAAGAGTCCCTAGCATCAGCTGTGCTTATGTATGCAAGGTAGAGTAGAGTAGAGTAGATTTCCTTATGCTGCCAATCCTTTCACCTTCCAAAGAAGAAAAACTAACCTCATACCCGTGAAATTCCACGGGATTAGCTGCGCTGTTCACGATAATGGAAGTCCCTTGGTAGTAGCTGGGCTTATGGAAGCTGGGTTGCGGACTTAGTAGTAGCTGCGCTTATACTGGGGTTCTGCGGTGCCTTGCCGTGCCCGATCGGGGTAGCGTCATGTCCCTTGCGGAGGAGCCGTGGATGGGGGGAGGGGGTCGCTTACAACTGTCGAGTCTGGAATGTGTATTCATAAACCGCCCCATAAAAAAATACCCCCCTCATAGCCCTATACCCAACCAGCTACCTGTACTCCTTAAGGAGTGTTGTTAAGTTTTTCTTTGGCCCTAAGGATTGTTGTTAAGTTATCCTTTGATTTTGGTTATACCTTATTTCTTTTGCCCTACGGGCAAGAAACTCTTTAAGGCTTGGACTCCTTAAGGAGTATGCTTTGAGTCTAATAAACTATAAGATTGACAGTCAAGTTTTATTTTCATTTAATTTTTAAATGCTAGAAGAAGCTGACAATAAGGGGGAGCAAGCTTCCCCGTGCAATAAAGAGGCACTGATGCAGGAGATCCAGGGTGCCATCTGGGAAGTAGCCGACAAGAAAGAGATCGCTCAGGTGCGGAGTCTGTCTAGGCACAACCCCGAAAAGGTAGCCTCGATCCTTTATCTGTATAGTACTGGCAACAGCCAGACCAGGATTGTTAAGAAGTACGGCATAGATAGGGAGACAGTCATCAGCGTCCTGTCGGACTACACGGATCATCTAGGGAAGTTCAGGGACTTAAGCGGCAAGATTGCCGCAAAGAGTTACCTGAATCTGTCTAGCCTAGAGGAGGACCTAATTAACTCAGTGCGGGAAGACCTAGAGTCAGGGGAGTTAAAGCCTACGGTCAGGGACCTAAAGGAGATCTCTATCTCGGTATCCAATGCAGCTAGGCAGGCATTCACTGCTCGTGGCGAGGCCACGCAGATAACTGAAGACCGCCAGGTCATTACACAGGAGGACTACGACGAAACAATCAGGGCAGCAAAGGAAAGAATCCAGAAACTTAAACAAGCAGAGGTAGTAGACATAAAAGATGAGCACTAAAGGAAGCGGCCCCCGCAAGGGGCACAACGCTGAGAAGCAGCGTAAGAACTACGACGACATTGATTGGAGTAAGAAACCATCTGCACCCAGGACGGAGCAGCCTCGTTCTAAAAGTAAGTAATATGATCCTTAATAATAAAATACTAACAGAAGAAGAAGCAAAGGAAGTATCCGACACGGTTTTATCTATGCGGGATAACTTCACTAAACGTGGTATATTTGATACGCTTGGAGCATCCGTATACTTAGATGACCTAATGGACTACGTAGATTTATCAGATAAGATGAACCCTTTACTATATAGTAAGTTCAATAAACTTTATGAGAGGCTAATTGAAGAAATTACTTCGATGATACACGTACCAGTCAAGTTGCATCCATACGGTGCTCTTCCTGGCTTTCATATCTTTGGTGACGATTCAAATGGGCACCAGGGGCATAAGCACATTGATCAACCATACCAAAGAATACTATGGCCCGAACCTTTTCATATGCCATTTTCATTTACATTGGCGATTAATGTACCTGAAAAGGCTGGACTGGAAGTATGGCCAAACCTAGCTGTAGGAGAACCTGAGTATATTGACTATAAGGCTGGTCATATGTACTCTCACGTAGGTCACGTCATGCATAGAATTGCAGGCGTAGGCAATCCCACGGATGACAATCCAAGGATTACACTGCAAGGACACGGGGCTATACTAAGTAACAGTCAAGAAGCTGTTATTTATTTTTAAGTAATGCCGATTCAGTTTACCTCGCATCCGATTATACATCCTCCTACGGATGAAGAGATAGTCCTGCTTGGTGAGCAGGACCCTAAGTTATTGGCTGCACTGCACGAGGCTCACGAAGGACGTATACAAGCAGCTGAGGAAGACCCTATACGCTACGGCTTTGATCTAGCGGGATGGGACAGAATACGTACGGGATTACGTACAAAGAATGAAGTACTTGCACTAGGTGGCAACAGATCGGGCAAGACTACTGGCTGCGCCAAGATGCTTATGGAAGCCGTCACGGAAAGTATGGACGGGCATATTGTATGCTTTTCTCAGAATGCAGATACCTCTATCAAGGTACAGCAGTCCGCCGTATGGGAGATGATGCCTAAGGAGTTCAAGCGCAAGACCAAGAGCGTAGATGGATACATCAACTACTCTATGCAGAATGGCTTCACGGCTTCTTCGTTTATCTTCCCAGATACTCGGACCCGTGTAGACTTCAAGACCTACACGCAGTACAGTAATAACCAGACGATCCTAGAAGGCTTTGAGTTCGGGTTCAAGAAACCAGTAGGGTTGAATATCGGCGCATGGCTTGACGAATATCTAGGTGACGCTGCACTGGTCAACACCCTGCGATTCCGTCTTGCGACTCGTGACTCTAAGATGCTTATCGGCTTTACGCCGATTGACGGATATACACCATTTATATCCGAATACCTAAAGAACGCTGAAACGTTAAAGACCCGACCCGCTGCACTACTAAAGAACAGGGCGGTACCTGTTGAGCAGTACAGCCCTGGCAGGGATGCAAGAGTTGTGTACCTGCACTCAGACGAGAATCCTTTTGGGGGTTACGAGCGTATAGCCAAGGACCTAGTCAACCAGCCTGAGTCAGAGATAATGGTACGTGCCTACGGCGTACCAGTTAAATCAGCAAATGCTTTGCTTCCTTACTTCAACACAGAGGTAAATGTACTTAAGGAAGAACCAAACAAGTACAAGATGAAGTTCCCAGACATTTCGGATAAGTCGGAGTTCACCTGCTATCAGGTAGTTGACCCTGCTGGGGCAAGGAACTACACGGCTATATGGGCAGGAGTAAACGAACTAGGGGAAGTATACATCCGAAAGGAGTGGCCAGACCGTGGTACCTACGGAGAATGGGCGATATTCGGTGATCCTAAGTGGAGATATGGCCCTGCATCTAAGAAGGTAGGACTTAATGTAGAGGGATACTGTGAGCTATTTAAGGAGATTGAAGAAGACCTAGGCATTGAAGTAACCGAGCGCATTGGTGACTCTAGGTTCTTTGCAAAGGAAAATGAAAACAATGATGACCTATTTACTTCCTTCTATGACTTTGGTCTAAGCTTTATTCCGTCAAGCGGGGTAATGGAGGAGCAGGGCATTACTGCCCTCGATGATTGGTTTAACTACAACCCAAATGCAGGAGTAGACCTATCAAACCGACCGCTGTGCTACATACACGAGGACTGCGGAAACCTGATCGATAGCCTAATTAACTATAACTCGCAGGGTAAATCAGACGAAGCACTAAAGGATTTCTTTGACGTAATCCGATATCTGCGAATGTCAAACGGCGGAGAGGGTCCAGACTTTATGACTGACTCCTCTATGCAAGCAACCAGAACAAATAAAGGAGGATACTAATATGCCTAAGAAAAGATTAACAATAATTGCAAAAGAAAATAACCTAGAACTAGAATACCTTTCGGGGCTAGTAGAAAGTAAACTACCAGAGGATACCGTCACTGGAGTTGGCAAGGGTCGATGGATTAACGAAGAGGGACAGGCAATGCTTGAGAAAGCAATTGACATTCCTGAGCTTACGCCTAAGATCCTTCGTGGAGTCGTGCACTCTAAGGCTCCAAACAGAAGTTACCTGTATGTCTACATCAAGGAAATTCAAAAGAAAGTACCAGTGGTTATCCCAAGGAAACTTGAGAATTATTTACTTCCTGGGAAGAATGTTAACGTAGAGGTTATCACTGACGACGTAGGTACATCTTATCGCTATGTTAAATAAAAATGGAAGAGGATGACATAACTTTAGATCCAAAATGGATCGACGAGCAGGTCAACAGACTTGCTGGCTGGGAGTACCTTAATCGTTATGTTAGGCATCAGATTGACAAACCAATGCGTCCACAGGAATTATGTGATAAAATTGGAGTTTACAAGGGACATATCCACGACATAAGTAAATCAGTAAAAAAACAATTAAATGCAAAATAAATCTACCTTTGAAGCTTTGACGTACGTTGAGGATTCGCCAGACATTCCAGCTTTACGCAATGCCTACGACCAAACCGTCAAT